ACCGTCTTTTGAGATCCTTCGGAATCGTAAAGCGTATTCTTCGCTTTTCGCGCCTCGTCCTGCTCTTTTTGCCGGGCCGCGGCTTCCTTGTCGCGTCTTGCTTGTGCGTTTTTGGCAAGCCGATCCTGAGCGTCTTCCTGTTCGCGCTGGATTTTATTCAAGTTTTTGTCGAGGTCGCCGTATCCGACGATTTCCATCGGCTTGAATTCCAGTTTCCCGATACCGGCGTCGGCCATTGCGGTTTCGAAATTCTTATTGACCCTGGCAAACATGCCGGTCCAATCGGCCTCCTGAAAGGTGAATGTCTTGAAAATGTTTTTGCCGAAATCGGCAAACATGGTTCCAAGGTCTTTCAGCAACGCGACGGATAAATTCCAAATATTATCCCATACCTTGCCGGCATTATCCACAATCCACCCGAACAGTGTTCCGATGTTATCCGCGACATTGCTTACCGCGTTGGAAATGTTTTCCCATATCGGGCGGGTGTATTCGGCAAATTCAAAAAACCCGGCCTTGATATCGATAAACACCGAGCGAAACGCAAATCCGATTTCAAAGGCATTTTCGCGCAAATCGGACGCCCATTTAGACAGCGAATCATTGACGCCGCCGAACTGGTCCATGTCGCGCAACCCAAGCATTTCAGTAATTACTGCGCCAATGCCCTCTTTAACGTCGCCCAGGTTTGCCGACAACTGTTTCATCGGCGTATTGAGCGCCTCCGCGGTTCCCCCGAACTCGTTTCGCAGTTCAGCCAAAATGATTTTTTGCGCGCCCATTAAATCGCCGGATTCCTGCATCGTTTTGATCTGGGCAAGCTGCTGTTGATTAAACGACACGCCGACACGCCGAAGAGCCGTCACGCCACGAATCGGGTCATTGAGCGCCTTGCCAAGCTGGACCGCGCCACTTTTCGCATCGGTTCCCATTACGGCGGCCATATCAAGCATGAGCCCGGTGGCCTCCTTGAATTGGTCTCCTCGGATATTTTTAAACGTGGCAAGAATCGCCTGCGCCGGCATGATTGCCTCATCGCCGATTCCGGTTATCTTTTGAAGAGCCGACGCATGATCAAACAACTGCTTTGACGTAAGCCCGGCTGCGTGCCGGGTTGTGTTCAAAACCGCAGTAAGCCTTTTTTCTCCGGCTTCCTGGATGGAATAAAGATCATACGACTGCTTGGCAAGAAAACCGAGAGAACTGATCCCGGCCAATCCGGCCAGCGTACCGGCAAACCGCTTCACCGTCCCCATTGCGGAAGTGAAGTTTTTATCCAGATTTGATTTGTCCGCGGTCAGATACACCGCAAGACTGCCGAGATTCCCCGCCATAATCTACTCCTTTTTGCCGAAAACGGAACTCAGTACGGCCCATCCGGTTTCCGGATCCAGCATATTTTCCGCTTCCGGTTCAACTTCAACCATCTGGCGTTCCTTGTCAGAAAGCGGCGGGCAAAAACAATTTCCGATTTCTTCCCCGCCGATCATGCAAATAATTCTGGCAAGATAATTTTCCAGCTTTTCCCGTTGATCGCGTTCCCAGTCGAAAAACTCCGCCCATTTGACATATTCATGCAGGCTCAACCGCCGCTTGTTGCCCGCTACACTGCCTCCGATCCTGGCGCTTATCTTGTACCAGTGCAACTCGCCGGGGCAGTCGGCTAGTTTCCCTCAAGCCCTCGGTTGCAATCGGCGAAAAGCCGACACAGCGCCGCGACGTCGCGGTTTTTGATTTTCGAACTCAAGAGTTTTTCGGCGGTGAAAATCGGCGTCAGCGCCTTGGCATCGTAAAAGTACCCGGCAAGCCGCTCCGCGTTTTGGTTTTTGTCGCCATTTTTCAGCGCGTCAATTTCCGTTTTAAAATCTTCTTCGCTGAATACGCGGACTTTGAGCGGAATCGATTTTTCGCCGACAACAAACACTGCATCAACAAACTCACGGTTCTCCAGTGCGTCAAGCAGTTCGCTCATAATACCTCCCTTATGCCAGAACCGGAGCGGTGACCGCGCCGGAGCCGTTGCGGTTAGTCAGCCGGAACGTGATGTCGGTTTCGCCGCGCTTCTTGGTTTCCAATTCCAGACCGGAATCGGTTTCGATCTGCGCCCATGCGGTCAGCGACTTGCCGACCGAAGCGGGCGCGGCGATAACCAGCTGCGCATTGTTGTCCGTGAGCGCGTTGACCACCGCAGGATCGGTCTTGACCGTAAGCACAATGGTCTTCCAGTCTTTGACCTGCGACATCTCGCCGTTCACCACCGCATCGGCAAGGCCGGTGAGATCGATAAACGTACGCTCGCCGCGAAGCGTGTCGATTTTGATTTTGAGAAGATTGGCAATCGCCGTACCGCCAAACGTGGCAGTCGAACCTTTTCCATCAATCACAATGGCCATTTTGAACCTCCCTAGGTTTCGTTGGAATCTCTTACTATCGTATAGTCCGAACCGGACCGATACCAAACCGTTTCCGAGCCGTCCCCGTCCGGCTCTGCCGTCTCGCGATGATCCTCTTCCGTGATCGAGTGAACCCGATAACCACCGAATTTAATGCTGTGTACTCCATTGATCCTAGTGCGGATTGCCAGTCGAAGCGCGTCGCAGATTTCGTAATCCGTCGCCCACACATCAATCTGGCGGCTGTCGTCATCCTGCCCGTCGAGATTGGACAAACCATACCGCTCCGCGCCATAGATATTCTGAATGATCACATACGGCGAAATCGCGTCTTTCGGAGCGGAACCGCAGTAAATCCGTTCGCCGCCGACCGCATCGGAAATCGTTTCATCCGCCAGCAGATAGGAGCGTAACGCTGAAATAAAACTGTTCACTTTTTCGCCGCCTCCTTTGCCAATCCGATTTTCGCTTCCTTCTCGATCTCGGAAAGTGCGCTTTTTCTTCCCGCCTCCATCGCCGGACGCATGAACGGATGTGCCTGAGCGTGTCGTGTACCAAACTCAACCAAATGCGCATAATTGGCCGGTTTTTTTATATGGGCGTCCGGATTTTGCGATACAATCGCCTTCCTCACCGCCCGATATCCTTTATCCGCTCCCTTTTCCGCTTTGATCGAAACCTTGGCCCACCGCCCACCGGTAGATGTTGATTTAACCCCGATTACCTTCGGATCAACATAAATTTTACCGCTTACCATGCGAGTAACTTTTGACTTGATCGAACGTTTGAGAAAACCGATTTTCTCCGGAGCGTTTCTCTTTGCCTGATCCGCAATCGGTTTCAACCCCTTGGCAATCGCCTTGCGTAAAATCTTGCGTTGCATCGCGGTTCGCAGGCGTTCGATATTCCGAATTACCTGCACATCCCCAAAAACGTTGATCCATTTTTGAGTACCGGTATCCCGAAGATAATCGCCTTTACCCGCAAACCGATTCGCCATCGCTCAATCCTCGCTGGAAACGTCGCCCAACACATCGACCTGGAACGTGGCGTTTACGCTGGCGCTGGTAGACGCTTCGATCTTGACCAGCGTCGCCCCGGAGACCGGGTTTGAATAGCCCATGCCCTCGTACCACGGAACGCCCTGATTGGCGCCGACCGAGAACGCCGCGCCGGAAACCTCGCCGGAAGCGTCCATGAAGGCGAACCTGCACGGCTGATCGCATTGCGCCATGAACGCCGAAATATTGTCCCCGGAATCGGTGAAGGTGATCGCGGTTCGCTTGGCGACGCTGATCACCGCATCCTGCGCCGGAAGCGCGTCGCCGCTGCCGCCGGAAACCGGAACCGAATTGCCGGACACCGTGCCGACCAGCACATTGTACCGCGCCCCGCCGGTCCAGTACAGATCAACCTTATCGGAACTGGCGATACCGTGACCGGTGGAGAGGGTAATCGTTCCCTCGTCCTCGTCGGTGCGCACGGTGAGCGCCCCCGCGTCGGCGGCCAACAGCGTAGCGTCGGCGGAGAGCATGATGCCGGAATCCTCGAGATTCACCTGGCTGACAATCGTATGATCGCCGATTCTGGAACTGATCGAAAAAATCGCGTTTTTCATCTTTTACCCCTATTTATTTTCCATGACAACCAACGACATCGATCGCTCGTGCGTCCGGTCCTCGCCAACGTGAACAATATTGAAAACCCGTTCACCCCATACAATCCGCATGGTTTCGTCAACACCATCCAACCAGCGGATGAAAATATTATGCGTGGCAACCGCTCCCGGTTTGTCCTGCGCGTAAAACTCTTTTCCGGAAACGCTCCTGATGTCCGCCCACACCATCGCCAGCGCTTCCCATGACTGAACCGGCTGGCCACTGGCATTCACCGCCCGAACCGGCCGCTCGATTGTCACCCTGTTCCGCAGTTTTCCGCTCTGCATCACATCACCAGCGTACAGTTGCGGTAGGCGTTCAGCATATAGCCGACCGTCCGGTTTTCGTGCAGATTGATTTCCATCGACTTTTCCGGATGCTCGTACATGTCGATCACCAGCGAAATAATCGCCTGTCGAATCGGTCGCGGAACATCTGCCGCGTCGTCCCCGTATCCGGCTGTATACTCGATGGACACCGCGCCGACCGTGGGGCGGATCGACGGCCACGGAACCGAGTACGCCGGAGTAATCCGCACCGGATCGCTCGCCAGATCGACCAGATACCCGGTCTCCGCCAACGTTTTTACAACGCCCATTTCATCGGTGTATTTGATCGAATCGACCGATTGCACCGGAGAATAAGGCAACTGCATCACCGGGCAGAACCGGTCAAACCCGGCCCGAAGCCAGGTTGTAATCAGACGGCGCTTGATGATACCCTCCACGGCCATTCTTGCGGCGGTTATCAAGTTGGAAATCATCACATCGAGTTCGTTCCCGTCAAGCCGAAGCTGTTCTTTGACCTCGATGACGGTAATCGGTTCGATGGACGGTTCCGTGATAATCTGCAACCCGGTGAAGTAGTGCATCAAGCGCCTCCCGTTTAAGCCATCGCCCCGGCGGCGAACCACGTAATCACGTCGCCCGCCGTCAGCACATAGGTCGCCGCGCCATCGGCGACGACGATATTCCCGCCGGAAACCGACAGCGCCTGATCGCTGAACAACGGAACACCTCCGCGAAGAATCGTCACCGCAAACGAGGCGATCGACGCGAGGCCGGTGGCGATGCTCTTGGTCCCGGCGGTATCGTCCGCCGTGACCACCGTGTAGGAACCGGCTTTGATCGTGCCGGTATTCGAACCCGCCGCATTGATCTGCGCGGCGGATGCCGACACGGCGACGCCGCCGATTTTGAGCGCACCGCCGGATTCGATATCCAGCTCTCCTCCGGAAACCACGTCGAGCGAACCGCCGATGACCGTTCTCTCACCGCCCTGTTCCCCGTAGTTTTTAGTCTGGTAACTCATGGCGGCCTCCTGTTATTCCTGCGCGGCCTTGTCGGCGTTGGCGTTCACGACCGGCATGTCCTTGGCGCCGTACCGGATGTACGTACCCTGTTCGACCACCGCGTTCTGCGTCGCGCGGTCAACGACGACGCGGGCATAGCGCTTGAGCGGCTTCACGAGGTCGAGAACGAACACCTTGCCGTCGTCATCGTCGGCGACGGTGACGGAAAGCCCGGTCACGTCGGCGGCGTCGGACAGTGCGGAGTTGTCGCCGACCTGCATTTTGACGCTGGTAACGGCTCCGCTGGTGATCGCGCCGAAGGTGACGATCGCCTGAAGGCCGTTGTATCCGGCAAGATCGACGATCGCGCCGTTGATGTCGGTGGTGGCGGCGGCTCCTTCCGTGGCGGTAATGGCGACGGAAGCAATGGATTCTTCCACAAGGTTTCTCATTTTTCACCCCTTTTGGTGTAGGTTCGTTTCACTTTTTTTTCGGGAATTTCAACCATGGAATCCCCGCTCGTCAACTCGGCGTATCCGGCTGAAATCATGGCCTCGGCCTCGTCGCCGGGAAGATCCACGACGTCGCCTGGATTCCAGTTCCCGGCGGTCCGCGCGAACCCGACAATCAGCTTGACCTTGGCCATGATTTCCTCCTTACGCGTGCTGCTGGAGATACTTCACCGGGTGCGTCCCGGCATCGAGCAGCCTGCCATCGGTGCGGGCGATCACGAGAACGCCGACCTGGTTGTACTCGGCATAGCGCTCACGCAGCACCTGCAAGGTTAAATTCCGCACGTCGCGAATCTTGTACTTGCTGATGTCGCCGAACAGGATGGTCTTCTTGCTCGCGGCAACCGTCGAATCGAACCCCTGGTTGACGGCGACCTTGAAGCCGTACAGCATCCCGGCGGTTCCATTCTGGAGACCCGGAACCCAAACGTACTGGCCGTCGCTCCCTTTGACCTTGCGAATCGCGGCGAGAATCGCGTCGTTCATCACGAACGCGCAACGTCCGCTGCGGCGGTAGGCCGGATCGACGCTGTGCGCGAGGTCGATGATCTCGTCGCCGGTGATCGCGGTCGCGCTGGCGGTGGTTTTGCCGAGCACCGCGTCGGTCATGATTCCGCGCGGCTTGCCGACGCCGTCACCGGTGGAGTAGGCGCTCTCCTGAGCGCGGCCGATCCGTTCGCCCGCCTTGTCGGAGACGAACGAAAGAATGTCGAACGCGGAATCGTCGAGCAGTTCCAGCGGAATGCGGATGATCTTCGAGCTGACCTTGTAGGCATTCATCTTGGCGAGGCCGAACGACAGGTCGGTACCGCCGGAATTGTCCGCGCTTTCCCCGAGCCAGACGCCCTCGTTGCCGGTGTCGTTGTTGGTCGGCCATTCCAGTTCGTTGCCGTTCTCGGTCCGCATGATATCGGCCAGCGGACGGATCGAGCCGTAATCGAGCATCGCCGATTCGATCTGCCGGACGAATTCGATCGGGCAGGTGAATCCGCCGGCGGACCCGATCAGGGCCGACGCGGCGCGGGATTCAACGTCCTTCTGCGATTTCGGCGCGGAGCGGAACAAAGAAAAATTGAGCCCGTCACCCGAGGCGCGAAGCTGCATTTTTTCCACCGCGGCGCGCATTTCGTCGGAGATCGGCTTGTTGGCCCGCTGGCGGACCCACGCGTTGACCGCGAGGCTGCGCGTCTCTTCGGTGATTGCTCCGCCATTGCGGTTTTCGGTGACAACGTTCTGTTCGACGCTGCGCTGGGCCGCATCGAGCTTTTCGAGGCGCTGGAATTCGGCGTTTGCAGCGTCGAAATCGGCGCTGGCCTTGTCGAAATTAACGTTTTCCTCCGCGGTGAAGCTGCGTTTTTCCGCGTCGGCCTTGGAGCGGATTTCCATCATCGCAGAAAGCGACGCGCCGCGCTTTTCGAGAATTTCTTTCATCGTCATGTTCGTACCCTCTTGTTTGGTTGAAAATTCCTGATCGTCTAAGCGATTCACGCGGCACTTGGGCCGCTATACCTGTACCACAAACGCAAACTCACTTCAAACAACGAGAAATCCGCTGCTTGATTTCGAGCTCGCACACCCGCTTTTCCGTCTCGTAATCCGGAACGGTATTGCTTGATTTCTGCCCGTCGCGCTCGGCGGTCAGTTCTTCGCGGCTGCGCACCGAAGCCGTCGTCGCTTCGTAGGCCGGATAGGTGACCGGGCCGACGTCGTACAGCTCGGAAACCTCCATAATGGTGCGCACATCGACCGTCTTTCCGTCACGCGTCTCCTGGCTCCACAATACCTTCGACGGGACAAACGCAAACGAAGAGCCGGACACGTCTCCGCGCCGTACCGCCTCGTAAACGTCGTTTCCCCACGACGAATCCGGCATGTCGTTTTCATACGCGAGGCCGACCGCGTCGGCGGAAAGTCGGCAGGTCTTCGCTTTGGTCCGGCCAAGCACCTTATCTGATTCGTGATTGAACAGACAACGGCAGTCGGCATCAAGCACCGCGTTAAACGCCCCCGGAGAAATCCGTTCCACCGCGTCGTCCCACAGCGGATATTCGGTATTCGGCGTTCCGTCGTAGAAAACCGCGGCGTATCCGGAAATCCGTTTCGCGCCGTCCGCTTCCGCCGCCCTCACCTGCACGTGTTCACCGGGCACGGTGAATCGTCTCTCAATTTTCATTTTTTCACCTCGTATTTGCTGATAATTTCCCGATACGCCGTCTCCGAAACATCCTTGCCGGTAAGCGCCTGATAGATTTTGCAGACCGGCTCCAACTCGCGACGGATGATATCGACATGCCGTTCCGCAATCCGCGCGGCGGGGTCCGCTACATCTTTCAGGTCTTTTTCCAGCCGGTCGGACATGCGCGACTGCACATGCGCAATTGCAGACCGCGCCGCCTCTTCCGCCGCGGATGATTCCGGATTCGCTTCGGAAGGCGCGGTCGGCCCCCCGAAATTATTCGACGGAAGTTTAATTTCGTCGAACCCTTCCATGTTGTTCATGTTCGACTTCGCGCGGACTTCGTTCACGCTCATCCACGGCGCTCCGGCAAGCGCTTTGTTGAAATAGTTCGCCTGCGCCGCCAGATCGACGCGAATCAGCGAAGCGCGGTTGAATTCGAAATATAACTTTGCGGATGATTTTTCCGCTTCGGTAAGCAGCTTTTTACGGCACTCCTGCTCCCAGCAAGAAAACCAAGGGTCGAGCGATTCAGACAGATAGTCAAGCGACTGCTGTTCGTTTGATTTGTAAGACGTGTTGTTGTTGGAATTGAGCTTGTAGGCGGGCAGCTCGAACCAGTTTGCCACGTCAACCAGCGAAAACTGCATCGATTCAATCAGCATCGCATCCTTGGCGCTGATGGAAAACGGATTGACTTTTGTACCCTCCTCAAGCACCGCCGTCTTGTGCGAGTTGTCAATCCCGCGGTGCATCGTATCCCACTGCTTTTTGAGGCGGGCGGCCGCTTCGTCGGAAAGCAGGTTGGGACATTCCAAAATCACCGATGGCCGGGCCGAATTTTTGAAGAAATTCCGGCTGTACTTCTGGCTCATCTCCGCCATGTCGAACGCCACCGCCGCCATATCTTTCACGCTGTAGCCAACCAGATCATCCCCGGCGCCGCGAACGTGAATAATCTCGAACGATTCAAACTTCAACATTTTCCCGTTGACGGTGGTCACATAAAAAACAACGCCGTTTTCACGGACCGGGTGAGTAACCGCCGAATCGAGCTGGATCAATTCGACCGGGCGGAAATATTTATCACGTTTGATGTAGGCGTAGGCATTCCCGTGATAGGCGGCGGCAAACTGCATGGACATTTTGAATACATAGGCGGTCTGGTGCGCATTCGGTTCGTAAAGCAGCAAGTTGGATACAGGAGACGCCACTTTTTCACGCCCGGAAGCGGATTTTTCGAATAAATCAAAGGGAGTTTTCGCGGTCGCCTTGGAGATCAGCGAACATGCCCGCCAAATCGCGCCTACCTTCGGGAATTTTGACGCGGAATTGAAGTCGATCACGTCGTCGTCATACAGGCTGTTCGCCGGATTCTCCGGGTTTTTATCGGCGGAACGGCCGAAAAATTGCACGATTTTTTTAAACATTGGCGATTTTCCCCATTTTAAGAAATGTAGCTCGGGAAAAATCCACTTCAAACAACGAGAAATTACCTAAATTTCAATGAATCCGCGTTTCAGGTAAACCGACGCAGGCGGCTCTTCGTTTTTGTCTCTGATGCAGAGCCCGAGCGCCATGATCAGCGCCACGATCCCGTCGATCTTGAGCGGAGAGCCTCGCTTCGGCTTGACCGGGCGAATGTTCCCGCTTTCGTCTTCCTTGATCGACACGTTCGCCGCCATCCAGTCCAGAATCGGAGAATTGTGACGGATTCGCCCCGCCTTGATCATCACCTCCAGCTCTTTAGACGGTTCGTTGAAGGACAGAATTCCCTGCCGGTATTCGGTCAGCGTAACCCCGTGCAGCTTCTCCAGCCGGACGATGAAATAGGAAGCGTTCCAGCTGTCAATGGCCGTTTCCTTGATATCGAACTTCTTCCGGAGCGAAAGATAGTCATTCATGATGTAATCGTAATCGACCATCTCCTCTCCGCAGATGGTCAGCAACCCGGCGTCTGCCCACTCCTGATAATGCCCGGACTTATCATTTTCCAGCGCCTGTCGCGGCAAGTAGAACCTGGAAACCACCCGCCAGTCGTCCGGGAAGAGCAGTTGCAGCGTCGTCATGTCGCTCTTGGATGAAAGATCGATTCCGGCGTAGCACTTTTTACCGGCCAGTTCGTCTTCGTCGAACTCCAGCGAACCCATCCTCCATGCATCCATATCCAGCCATCCTTCGTTTGACGCTGTTCTCATGTTGAGATAAAGCCGCTTGAAACTCGCCTCCAGCCGCCGCGACTTCTTCGCCGCCACCAGCTCGCCGGATAGAAAATCCAAACTCGGAGTATCCGGGAATGTCGGATTGGCAATCGCCCATACCTTCGGGTCTGTCCAGTCGGCTTCCTTGTCTGTCTCAAAAACAACCGGGAAATAGCGGGCGTCAATAATTTTCCCGTCTCGCACCGCCTTGGCGTATTCCAGCTCGTCATTGCAGATACTCTCGCGATCCAGATCAGCGGTTGTGATATAAAACATGAGCGGTTGTTCGCGGGCCCCCATGCCGGTCCGCAGAGCCTCCAGAAGCGCTCCGTTCGGCTGCGCATGCAGTTCATCGATAATCGCCGCGGACGGGCTGTATCCGTGCGCCGAAAGAGCGTCTGAACTGATCGCCTGGATTTTCGAATTGTCCCAGTTGGCGATGATCTCCTTGGTGGTCTCCCGCGGACGGACCTCCTTCCACAAATCCGCATTCTGCCGCAGCATCTCTTCCGCCATCTTGTACAGCGTCAGCGCCTGCGCCCGGTTCGATGCGCCGATATAGATTTCCGCGTCGTTCTCTCCGTCGCAGAACAGCAGGTAGTTGGCTATCGCCGCAATCAGCTGGCTTTTTCCGTTTTTGCGCGGAACATAGAGAAACACGTTACGATAGCGGCGCAACCCGGTCTTCCGGCTCTTCCACCCGAACAGGCAGCGGACAAGATCCTTTTGCCACGGCTTCAGGCGAAACGGCTTCCCCTTCCAGCGGCCTTTGGTCAGCCTGATTTCGTTCTGGATGAACGATACCGCGCGGTTTCCCGCCTTGGCGTCATAGTAATACTCGTCTCCGGCGTCGCGGTACGGATCATAGCCGGGAAGATAAGCAAACTTGATCGCCCTAGTAGCGATTTCGCACAGACTTTTTCGCATCATCTTTTTTAAACTTTATCTCTTTTCCGTCCACCGGGTTCAAACCGAATTTCCGCTCCAGATTGAGCATCTCTTTGTGATACTGCAATTCCAGCGACGCTTCCGGCCGGGCAATGATCCGCACCGCGCCGCGGTCGCTGGTGGTCTGATAGGTGCAGCCCTGTTCGGCGATTACCGCCTGACATCTGCGCCAGTTGGCATACAGCTCACACAACCGGCAGAGCGCCGGAAAGTCCTTGTCGGCAATCGCCCCGGCGTCAATCAGGCGCGGCACGTTCTGCGCCCAGTATTCCCGCGCCAGCTCCGGCAGCCAGTCCGGGCAGGCCAGCGAAAACCCAGAATCGGCAACCGCCACCGGATTGCGTTCAGCCGCTTTTCGGCCGCGCCCGGATCGTTCATTCCCGGCCATATCACCACCCCCCATTCGTCATTCGTCTTGCTTTCAACTGCGTTTCGGTATCCTCGCCACGCTTTTCCCGCGTCCCCATCCAGCCGTGACAGCGGACACAGAGCGGTATCAGGTTGTCCATGTCAAACGCCAGCTCCGGATGTTCCGCCACGCTCTTGATGTGATGCACCTCTTCCGCCGGAGCCTTATAGCAATACAGGCACATTCCGGACGCCTTGGACATCGCCAGTTCGCGCACGTCCCTCCAGCGGTCGGAGCTGCGAATCCGCTTTGCAGCGTCGTAGCGCGGAGTAAACCGCTCATCCGAAAACCGGTGCTTTTTTGAAAGTTTGATTTTCCCGTTAAAGGTCTTCACGAGGAGCCTCCTCTTCTTCTGCTTCTTCCTCGTATTCGACCTCTTCCGGCGAGGTAAAGCAGAGCGCAGCAGAAACCCGTTCGAATTCGGCGTCGCGCTCCTCGTCCGAATTGAAAAAAATCATCCTTGTTTTTTCGTGGTTAACAAAATTAAGCTCTATCATCGCCGGACCAATCGACAGATAACTGATGCAATCCGCATTGACAACACTCGACCCGATTCTCACAAACATTTCAAATCCTCCCCCAGTTTGGCAAACTTGTTGATTTTCGCATTACGGTAACAGTCCCCGATTCGCTCGAACCATGCGCCTGTCGTTCCATCGTCGCAAATCCATCGGAATTCAATTTTTCGGCACGTTCCGCCGTGACGATATTTTACCGTGGTGGTGGTTCGCCGAGACTGAAATCGGAAACCGGAAATCGGGTGCCTCAGCGCATGTTCGCGAACCGGCCAGACCTTTACCCGCGTCTTTTTGACGATCACATAGTAGAGCAGCAACCAAGCGTCGAAACAGGATGGAGGCGGCTGCTCTCGTGTATCCGGTTTCATAAAACCTCCGCATGTTGTTAATTTAAATATACAGCGTTAATTATAATTATCAAAGTCAAAAGGGGACGATGTTCGAGTTGGCGACATGGTCGATCAGCACCTCGCAGCATTCGATGCGGCGGTCCGGCGTTTCGATCCATTCCGGCGCGGTCTCGTGCGGGAAATGAATCAACGCCCGGCGCACCAGGGTATCGCGCGGAATGTAGCCTTCCATCTTCGCCACCGTCTCGGCAAGCGAAAGCTGCATCGCGTAATGTTCCATGTCGCAGTTCGCCAGGTGCGTCAGCGGGAACAGCCCGGTCTCGTTGCGGTACGCCGCCTGCTTTATTTCCTTGTTGGTCTTGTAATCGAGAATCCAAAGCGTGTCTCCATCCGCCATCATCAGATCGACCGTCCCGGCCACCCGGCACCGCGGAGAGAAGAGAATTGTTTCCGCCGCGATGAACTGGTATTTTGATCTCAGGTAATCCGTCACGGCGACGGCATGGGCGAATACGCGCTCCTCGGTTTCGTTCTCAGCCCGGTTCGGCATCGTCAGCCCCTTCATCAGCGCCTCGCAATTTTCGTGAACGCGGGTTCCGTACCGGCTCGCCCTGTCTCCCGCCTCTTCCCACTCCTGAATCAGCTCCTGGGCGGTCTTGCCGCGGGCGGCGGCGACGCGGGCGGCGGTCTTCTCCGCGTCGAACCGCGGGAAGTAGTCGTGGATGAGCGACGTGAAGCTCTTGTACGACCGCCCGGCGTCGTCGGTGTAGGTGTGCGGATCTTCCTCGAACGTGATGATTGTCCCGTTCGGGTGCGTCCCCTGCTGCGTTCCCGGCATGTTAAAATCCTCCCAGATAGCCGCCGGCGCGGTAAATGCGTTCGACGTATGTTTTACTGTTCTCTCCCTCTTCGCGCAGCAGCACCGGCGGAATCATCGAGAGATCGTTCCGCTTGAACGTCTCGATCCGGTTCCAAAGCGCCGCGGTCAGTGATTCAAAATCCTCCGGCTGCGCCATGATCGCGGCGATATAATCTTCCGTTTCGGCGTCGTAGTTTCTCCAGTTGCACTGTGGCACGCTCCGACGCTCCGCGGATACGATTGATTGCAAATCCTCTTTTCTCATTTTTTAACGCCTTTTTGGTACTGCATATACAGCAGGGCTATTTCCTATTAATGTAGGGTTTTACGATAACACCTATATAAATTGATGCTCTATATAGAGATACCCTATAGTATTATCATTATAATTTATTATCAACGACTTACGGTATCCATTATTGATTTTCCTTAGTATTCTGTACCCTGCTGTATTTTTATTGATACAACAGGGTACAGCATATTGATTAAGCAACATTTTCAGCAACCCTTTACAAATCGACAACGACACCAATCTTTCCGTTACCGATCCGCCCTATGGTAATGACATTTTCCGGCCTCCATATTGTCGGATTCCACATGACGCCGGAGCGTTGGTTTCTGCCGTTGTTCGGGTATCGTTTATACCGTTTATCAATCATCGAAAGAAGACCGACATTAGCCAGGTTCCGAACCGTCTGGACAATGCTTCTGTCATTATAGAAAATGTTGTTTTCCTTCTTCAGCCAACCTTCCACAATCTCGGTACGGATGAATACGCAATCGCGATCCGGGTTGATGCGCGGCGCGGTCTGGATCTCGATCAGGTGATAGCGGATGATCTCCTCGATCTGTTTGGCCCGCTCCTCTTCCAGGTTGGTTTCCGCCTTATCCTGGGTGATGAGTTTGATGACGTCGCTGTACTCGTCGGTATCGCGGCAATGCGCCTGTAAAATCATCGTCTCGAACTCCGGGCAGCGCGTCACCGGCGGCAGGTCGAACGGAACGTTGCGCTCCAGAATGTCGATCAGGTCGGCAAATATGTGCAGCCGGTATTCTTGGATGTAGCCGAACAGGTCGCGCAGCCAGTTGACCGAGTAGACCGGCCGCTTGACGTAGACGTAATACGCCCGGCTGGCGATGTCGTTATCGACGTTCGCCGAGTTCGCGGTAATGACGTACACAAGGTTGTTCGGGCGCACCTCTTCACCGCTTCCATAGGCCGGGCGGCCGGAAATGTCTGTTTTGGTAGCCATGTCGGCCAGCTCCGGGCAGGTGAAAGAACCGGTCACGTTATCCAGGAGCAGAATGCGCGACTGCCGCCCGGCGCTCGAAACGACGCGCTTCACCAGCTCGGTATACTGCTTTTTGATTTCGTTCTCATTCGTCGAAATCGGCGCGGCCCCGTACAGCTCCGAAATGGCTTCCACCATCTTGGTTTTTCCGCTCCCGGCCCCGTCCACGGAATCGACGATCCACAGCGGGCGGGGAACGCCTCGGATATAGAACAGGGGGGCCGTGATCATCGATTTCAGCAATACCCGGTATTTGTCGTCGGCGGGGGAAAAGAAATCGACCAGACGCTCGAAATACTTGTGATCCGGGTCCGGCTTCGGCACATCCGAATAGGCATAGTAAACGTCGTCGCGGCGCGGCCAGTCCGGGACATGGCTGATTGCCTCGTAGCGCCGGGCGGCGGCGAATACGCCCTCGAACATCTCTTCTTTAGATACACACCCCTCTTCACGCGACCATTCGACCGTCTGGCCGGATTTGCGCTGTACCCAGGCGAAAAACACGGTCGGCCGGTCAATGTATACGATGCGGCGGCTGTCGCGGTCGTGGTCAAACATTTTTTCGCCGACTTTGCGCGGGAATCCGAGAAAACGCCGGTTGACGTCTTCGATGATTTTGTTGATCTGGCGGGGCTGCTTCACTGTCTTTTTCCGTCCTCCAAACTCTTCCACGGTCGGCGTGAAGTTCCGGAACGGCGTCGAGTTTGCCGCCTTTGCCTCTTCGACGGTGAACAGGTCTTCCGCTCCGGCAAGATCCTCCGCCTTGAGCGCCGGGGCGGCGGCGATCAGCGCGGCGACGTCATCCCAGGGGTGGCCCTCCGCGAAAAAGTCGGAAACATCGCCCTTTGGAGCTGCGCTGGTCGGCACGATGCGCACCGACTTGGCAAGATTGACGATCTTGTGCGCGATCAGTTGTGCGTGGGCGCGGCCCGGATCGTCGTTGTCGGGCAATATGGCAACGTCTTTCCCGGCGAATTCTTGGGCGTATTCGTCTCGCCACTTCTTTGCTCCGCCGCAAACCGTCGTTGCCGGGATGTTGAGCGCGATCAGGTTGTCCGCGTCCTTTTCCCCTTCGACGACGACGGCCCACGGCGAGACACGGAGGACGGGCAGGTTGTAGAGCGGTGGAACGACGTCGCGCAACCCCCATCCGCGCGGGGTGCATTGCAGAAACTCTTTTTTCTTCTGCGGATGTTCCAGCCGGACCACCTGATTGACGAGCTTGCCGTCCGCGTCGGTGTAGTTGTAGCGCCTCACCTCGCGATATCCGGCCGCAATCAGCGTGTCGTA